AAAAATAATTACTACCCTGATTTACAACTGCTGCACTTTCTAATTTACCATTTACAATTATTGGTTTTATTTCGGCATTAATACCATTTTGAACTTTAATTTCTGGTGTAATTTGGTGATTTAAAATAGAAGAACCATAATTAGTACCTTCCTCATATAAGTATGCATCAGTTATTTCACCAGTCACCACAGGTGTTAAATTAAATGTGCCTGTAACTGTAGACCCATATGATACTTCAATATTTACTTTTATATCTGGATATTTAAATGTTTGATATCCCGTTCCAGTTGAACCTAAACCTACTATTTTACCTCTATTAAAATCACTGGTCGATGTACCACCAATTCCTGCATCAGACAACTTAAAAGTATCATCATCTATTCTGTTAACATAATATGATTTTGTTGTGCTTAATCCTTGTATAGATTTTGGTGTGGTAGTTCCTAAACCAACGGTTGCTGAGTATTCAACCAAATCACCATGACTGAATCCATGATTTTTAAAGTTGATTGTATTATAAGATGTTGAAATACCGCTTGGGTTAACTCTTAATTTACGGTGAGTATAATTTGAACCAGGATTAGTTACCTTAACTGATATAAGTGTCTTTCTATTTTCAGTTCTGAATCTATGAATACCACTAGCAGCAGTATCTGTAGCTAATCCAACAGTGTTTATTCCAGCGTTACCTGCTAAAGCATCTAATTTATTATTAAAAATACGAACGGTGGTAGGATTTACTACTCTAACAAAATAAGGAGATCCGTCTGATAATGCATCTGTAATAGTGTTAGATACATCATAAGATGTTGTTCCAATTCCAATTGGAGGATTACCATTACTGCTATAATATACTAATTGTCCATTCTCTAAATTATGTTGATTTTTAAATGTTATAGTTTCATTTACAATATCAATACCGCCATTAAAAAATATATTTCTACTATCAAACTCAATAAATCTATTTCTAATACCGACTATTGGTTCAAGTAAACATCCTGTTCCATTTCCACCAGTCAATGAAATACTATTAACAGATTCAATATCAAAATTTTGTGGGTCAACAATTATTTCTTTTACATCACCTGTAATCACTGGCTCTACTAATGCAGTTGTTCCAGATGAGGATTCTACTTCAATAAGAGGAGGATTAATTACATCATAATCAGAACCTCCGTTTAAGACATCCACAGATTCAAGTGGTCCATAATAAATGATATTGTTTGAAATAGGAGATCTTATTTGCACTCCATCTCTTAAAATTCCAATATCATTAACAGGAACTTCATGCTTAGAGGAAACAAATAAATTTTGTGATAGAGGTATTCTTCTTAGAATTTTGTCGGGTTCTAATTTTTTATTTGATTGTTCTTGAAGAACAAATGAGTGACCTATTGAAGTTCCTATTCCAACTTGAACTGTGCTTGCAGTACCAATTTGATTAGCAGATTGATATAAAGCTATTTTAGATATACTTGCATTTGCTGGAGGAGTGACAGGATCTACGTAGTATGTTCTTCCAGATTCTAGACCAGATAAAACTTCACTTTGAGGGGTATAGACAACAGCGTCTCCCTGTATAAATTTAATATCTGTATTAGATGGTGGATTAAATTGTATAAAACTATAAGTGTTTGTGATATTGTTAAATCCATCTAAACTAGAACCAGTTGTTGTTTCTTTTATAATATCAGTGGTAATTTCATAATTAGGTAGAGAATTGGAAGATACATATCCATCGCTGTCACCGTCAGTATATACATTTAAAACATCAGAAATTAGAATGTCATTACCTTCTTTTATTTCTACACCACTACTACTAGCAGTTTCAATGATTCTCCGAATGTCATATAATTGATTTGGATCAAAAATATTATTAAAACTTGCGGTGCCTGTGACCGTTATTTGTTTAAGAGTAGTATCAATACTGGATACTAATCCATTACCAACAACTACTTGTTGACCTCTTTTAAGTATATCAAATCTATCTCCTTTTTTTAATTGTGATTTATCAATATTTGTTTTTAATTTGTAAGTTCCTGTAGCACCACTAGTTGTTGCAATATCAACTTCAAATCTTGAGCTTGTGTTATATTTCCATGAGTTAGCAAATATTTCTTTATACGTCTCATTATTATTTTTAATTTTTTCACCTACATTTTTTACAAAAATATTTTCACCATCATTCACTAATCTAATATCAGATACTGGAACTAATTCTGAAAGCACTCCAGTTATTCTTAAATCTACTCTTTTTGAGATATCACCATTTTCATAACCAAAAATTGTTTCATTTGAACGTAAATCATCTGCGGTTTCAATATCAACACCTACACCCGTACAACCAAAAAATTGATTTATTGTTTTTGAAGTATATTCGATTGTGTTTTGTCCACTTATTATAGTTCCAGTAGTTCCAAACCCCACAGTAGAATCAACAGATATAACTGAGGCACCTGCAGATGCCTTTGTAAGCACTTTAGTTTTACCTGGTATGGTAAATACTCCTTCAATTAAATCACGGTCACTGAAACCTACGAATAAGGATATTTTGTAATAATTTTTAGATTCTCTCTTTAATATTTCAACAGAAGATACCGATGCATTGGTTGATGTATCAGTTGATTTAAATATTGTTTGACCTACTAAATTAAGAGGTTCACCTGTTAAACTAATCAAATCTGCAACAATAACCTCTCTACGAATAAATTCTGCAGCAGATGGTTTTATTAAATAATTTTCTAAGTCAAGTATGGTTGAATCAACTCCGAATAATACTTTAAATAAAATTCTAATAGATTCCTCAATTCCTTTTGATTGATAGAATGTACGAGCAAATTTAACAAAATTACCTACATCAAGATCTGATGCAAAATCTGTATCTTCTAAACCAGGTAAAAAAGTCTTTTTTAATTTTTTATAAAATTCTTGTAAAAATAAAACAGAAAGATTTGTAACAGTTGCTCCAGAAGTATGAGAATCTGCAGTGGTATTTTCAAAAATTAAACTTTCACGATTAATTTCAAGTAATGAAGAAGAAATACCAACATTGTAACCAGATATTCCACTAAAACCACGAATACAACCAGTGAAAGATGTTGAGGTAATTCCTGTATATGATATAATTTCTTCGTCTATTTTAAGTAGTCCATACTCTGATGGAAAACCTTTTGTACTTGGTACAGTTATTACAGTATCTGTAGCATTGATTGAATTTGAAATAGATGAAACACCTACAACAACTTCAGGCACTAAGTTATCTGATTTAAGATATTGATCAAAATTGTTTATTAAATCTGAAGGACCACCTTTAAATTCTTGAGAAATATAGTATTGTTTTAAAAATTCTGTGGCATTAGGAAAGTCAGATACCACAAACTCAGGTAACTGACTTTCAATAATCGTATTGACTTTTATTCTTTTGTCAATTTGTGACATAAATTATTTCCTCTCTAAATCTCCGTTAGAGTAACTTGAAGTATAGTAATCTCTTGTAAATACAACACCTGAAACATCTTCTCCTGAAGCAATTACATCCTTAAACATATTTATTGTGCTTTTTGAAACGTCAAAACTCAAGAATAAATCTTTTAAACCAACTACATCGTTAGATTCAGGAAACGCCTGAATTTCAATAATATTATTATCAGATACAGTAGATTGTATGTTAATTGTATTCAGTATTACTTCACCTTTCATATAATCAACAATTCCAGCATCTTTCATCAATACAACCTGTTGATTTCTCTCATTCTTAAATACAACACTTAAAGTTCCTTTCATACTGCCATCTAAATTACCAGCAGAATTTTTATTTGGAACATCTGTTAAGAATGCTGTTTCATTTGAACCAAGAACGGTAAATCCAGTGCTTTTTATATTATATCCTGCAGGATTAATATTAAAACGATTACCGAAACATAATTCATATTGAGCAAATTGATTTAACAATGCCTTCATATCTCTTCTGATTATTACTTTTGTAATATTAGATGTGATTCCATTATCAACACGGTCAATCAGGGTATTCAATTTACTATATTTGAATCTACCACCAAATTTATTAATCTCAACATTATTTGCATATTGATTTAAAGAAGAAATAACAGTAGTTCTTAAATTTGCTGCGGACGCTACCTGTGAAGGGTTATAATAAATTGTAGAATTTAATTCTACATATAGTATTTTTAAATCAACAATCTCTGCATTTATACCAGCAATAGCGTAGTTCTTCAATTTATTTTTTATCATAGTTTTGTTAAAATCAGATACAAATGTACCATTTTTTGGTTTAATACTTATCTGAACTTGCCCAAACTTTGGTGGATCTAATTCCTCACCCCCAACGACTGCAACTGATTCAGTTTGAGGATAGATGTTCTGAATTATTGCTTCATAATCTCTTGGTGTAACTGCTCTATATTGTGCTGAGTAGAGTCTTGGAGCGAAATACTTAATAGAAGACACATCTTCAACTTCAGCACCATTTGAAGCGTTTGTAACAGTGGTTACAGTTATATTATCTGTAGGTGTAAATAATGTTCCATCACTTTTTGTAAATGATCCTTGAAAACTAAAATTAGATGGACCATTACCAGATTCTCCTTCAGTTACAAGATACCTTGCAGTGACAACTGAAGCATTTTCAAGTTTTTTACCAAATAAATTATCTCCAAACAATATTTCATATTTTTCGTCTTGTACTTCCTGTGCAAGATAAATTTCAGAGGTTTTAGTTAAATTTAAAATATTATCAACCATTGAATATTTTCTTCCAAGACCCACATCGTTAGTTCCTTTGACATATACCCTTAAAGTAGAACTATCAATGTTTGGACTATCAATTATAAATCTTTGATCTGTTGATGCATCTACTCGATAAACTCTTTGTAATAATGTTCCCTCATAAACACTGATTGCATCATCAAATTGAGCAAAAGATACACCATTTACATCTACAACTCTTGAAGATGTGATTTCATCGGGTATGGAAAATCTATATGATGTATTTTCAGAGTTACCTACACAAACTAAACCTGAACGTAGCGTTAAGAACCTTGGAGTGCTATCATTAGTGACTCCTAAGTTTACGTCACCAAGAGTGATAGTTGCAACTGCAGCGGTTTTTGAACGTGGCACATAACCGATGTTTCTTGCAAGTGAAACAACATTTTCACGAATCGTTGCTGAATCTAAAAATGATTCATTTGCAACTAGATTTGCATTAAATGCGTTTATGTAAGTATTGTATGCTAGAGTATCAATTAAAACCGAAAAGTTTGAACCTTCAAAATCAAAATCAGTGAAGTTTGAGTTTGAACGGAGAAAATCTTTTATTTGTACTTTGATTTGATCAAAGTCTAGTGATGTAAACTGTGTAAAGGGCATATTATCTTGTCGGTTCTAGTAAAAAGGTAAAAGATTGAGCAGGAGCGTCTAATCCAACTATCTCAAAAAGCACTTTGACCTCAAAAGTATTCTGATCGGGTAGTGCATCTACCTCTACACCAATGTTTCCTACTCTTGGTTCAAAATTTCTTATGGTATTTCGTACTTGGTCTTCAATAATCATAACAGTTGAACGTTCAAAGTTCTCAAATAGAGAATCTCGAACATCTGTACCTAAAACAGAGTTAAAAAATCTCTCTGTAGGTATTGTTTCGACCAAATTTCTCACTGACCTGCTGATTGCTCGCTCATTAGAAAGCACAGGAAGGTCTTTTGTCACTGGATGTGGTGAAAAAGACAAACTAATATCCTTAAATGCTCTTGATTTGCGTTGAATCGCCATTATTAATGCTTTTAGATTTATTTATACCCTATCTT